CGTCCCGCTCATCCTGATGCACCTCCGGCGCGGCGCCCATATCCTGCACACGGCGCAGAACCGCGATGTTCCACGCAAGACGTTCCTCCGCGTGGCGTCATTCGTCGGCGGCTTTGGCGACATGATTTCCGTGCGCCGCGCCAACGGGCAGGAAGAGATCAACTCGGCTTCCGGCGGCCGTTACAAGGTCGTCGCCCCCAACAGCTCGAGCCGCGGCGAATCGGCTGACCTCGTGCTCATCGACGAGGTCCGCGAGCAGCACGATCAAGAACTGATGGATGCCATGCTGCCGACCATCACGGCTCGGCGTGACGCGCAGATCATCTATTTGTCGAACGCCGGTGACAACGAATCCGTCGTGCTGAACGATCTCCGCCGGCGCGGTACGGATGAGCCCGATCCACGCCTCGCCTACCTCGAATGGTCAGCCCCCGAAGCGGCAGGCCTGAACGACATCGATGGGTGGGCGGCCGCCAATCCGGCGCTTGGCCACATCCTCCCATTCGAGACGCTCCAGTACTTCATGGCGAACCGACCGCCGGCCAGCTTCGAGACGGAGCATCTGTGCCGGTGGGTGCAGACGATGCGGCCGCGACTCGTCTCCGAGTTCGCCTGGCAGCGGTGCCGCGGTCCGGTCGAGCCGCCGCGCCGACCGATGCTCAGCGTATCGATGGACGCTTCGGGAGCGCGGGCATCCGCGGCGATTGCCTGGCCGCAACCTGACGGCACGATCGGTCTCCGCGTCATCGCGGATGTCATCGGCCAGCCCATCGACGTGACGCGCTTAGGGCCAGATCTCCGGCAGCTCGCACTGCGCTACGGCGTATCGCGCATGGCTTTCGATCCGTGGGACACGGCAGACATCGCACGCCACTTCCCGAACGCCAAGCCGCTGATCGGCCGCGAGTTCGCGGCCGCTTCCCAGGCGTTCGTGCAGCTCATCGACGCTGGCCGCCTCCGGTGGGACGACGCGGACGCCGTCACGGCGGACCTGCCATGGACCGCGCGCAAGCCGCACGAGAACGGCTCCTGGAACGCGACCAAGGCGAACGAGGACCATCCGGTCACCGCGGCCTTCGCCGCCGTCCGCGCCGTGTGGCTCGCGTCCGACCGCAAGCCAGCTGTGCCGAAGGTGATGTGATGGGACTCCGAGACTCGATCGCGCGCTTCCTCGCCCTCGAGCCGCTCCAGGAGCGGTCGGTCGTCAACCCGTTCGTCCCAGCCCCCGACATGGATACGCAGCTCGCCGCGCTGCGCCAGTGGCAGGCGCTCGAGCGGCCATGGCGCGCGGCGTCCATCACAGAGGCACTCGGCGTGCCGGCCATCCAGCGTGCCGTGACCCTGATCTCCAAGACGGCCGGCTCCCTCGCCATCCAGGCCTTTCGCAACGGATCCCTGATGGACGAGGTGCCGCGCCTCATCGCACGCCCCGACCCGTATGCGACACCGCACGACTTCTACCGCGACTCGACCTACAACATGGCGACTCGCGGCGAGATCGTCTGGTGGATCGCCACGCGCGACGCGCTCGGGACGCCGACGGCCTTGGTCGTCGTACCCCTCGTCGAGCTCAGCGTGGAGCAGAACCAGCGCAACCGCCTGTTCCCGACCTACACATGGGGCACCGTCAAGTCCACCCGATACTCGGCGGCGAACCGCGACGGCCAGTTTGTCCATGTGACATATCTCAGGGAGCCCGGCGCGCTCCGCGGCGTCGGGCCCCTCCAGCTGGCCGGTGCGGCGACGTCCGTAAGCGTCGAGGCGCAGGAGTTCGCGGCCAACTTCTACGCATCCGGCGGATACCCGTCCATGCTGATTACGTCACAACTGGACCTGACCGAGGCGGAGGCGACAAGCCTCAAGACGGCGTGGACACAGACGCCGTCGAACATGCCCAAGGTATTGTCCGGCGAAGGCATGACAGCCGAGGAGTTCAACGCCAACCCGCAGGGCGCCCAGATGCTCGAGGCGCGCGAGCACCAGAACGGCGACGCGGCACGAATGTTCGGCATCCCGGGATCCCTGCTCGAATACGGGGCGCCGGGATCCTCCCTGACATACCAGAACCTCGCCGAAGTGTGGCACGCGTTCATCCGCGGCTGCCTCGCCCCGAACTATCTCGAACCGATGGAGCAGGCCCTCACCGACCTGCTCCCACGCGCTCAGACGGCGCGGTTCTACGTGGAGGGCGTCCTCCGGTCCGACATCAAGACGCGCTACGAGGTCTATGGCATGGGGATCGCATCCGGCATCCTCACCGTTGAGGACGCGCAGCGGATGGAGAACCTGATCCCCGGCTCTATCGAGGTGGCGCCGGTGCCGTTCGCGCCGCCGGCCGCCATGCCGGCCAGCCTGCCGACCGAGCGCTCGATGCAGGTTCGGTGCGACGGCCTGGTGACCAAGCGGCGCAGCGGCGTACCGCGCCTCGAGCGATGTAATCGCCTCCTCTCTGAGCACGGGCTGTTCGTCGGGACATGTCCGCGGTGCAAGAAGGTCTACGACGCTCCGGCACCGGCACCGAACGCCGAACTGCTCGCGACGCGCGACATGATCGCTGCCATCACGGCCCTCGCCGCGCGGCCGATCCCGGCGCCCGTTGTGAATCTCGGCCAGCCGGATGTCCACCTGACGATCAAGGAGGGCGCCATCCAATACCACGCGGCGCCGCCGCCGCCTGAGCCGCGGCCGGCGCCCGTGGCGCGTTTCGAGTACGACGAGAGCGGACGCGTCATGCGCATCGTCGACGAGGAGGCATCCTGAGATGCCAGATCGGAAGGAGCTCATCCAGGCCGTCGTCACGGATAGCCTGACGCGCCGCGCCGGTCTCTCGCCGGGTGACGTCATGGCCGCCCTCACTGGACCGCAGGGACCGCAAGGGCCGCCGGGCCCGGAAGGTCCGCCCGGACCGCCCGGTGAGCCCGGGCCGCGTGGCCGCGATGGCATCGATGGGCGCGACGGAACAGACGGGCGCGATGCACCGTTGAAGGTCCGATCGGAGGTGGCGCGCAACCGCGCCGGCCTCATCGCCGAGATCACGGACGTCTACGCGGACGGGACGACGCGCATCTTCGTGGTTCAGCGCGACTTCCTCGACCGCGTCACTGGCATGGTTACGGAGGAGCCCGCATGAGCATCGCCCGCGGCGCGGCGACCGCCCATCCGGTCACGTTCAGCGTGACCTACGAATGGTATTGCCCCAACTGCGGGAAGGAGGACCAGACGCACGAGACTGGACCGCACGTCCGCTACCACACCTGTCCGAAGCTCCGCTACCTGAGCGCGCCGATGCTCCGCAAGGGCAAGGCTGGGAAGATCGAAGTTAAGGAGTGGGACGACTACGTCGGAGACGAGCGCCCGACGATGGACCCGGAGAGAGGTCGCCCCATCTCGTCAATCATCACAACCCGCGACAACGGGCAGGACTGCATCGCGTTCGCCGCCCTGGCGACGGCAAACGCCAGAGCACGATAGGAGCACGACATGGCATGGACCAGCGCGGTCTACATCGTCACCATCGAGGACGTGCTCGAGGGGACGACGGCGATCGACTTCAACAGCGATGGATGGAACGTCGCTCTCTTCGGGGACGGCACGCCCGACAAGACGGTGGCCTCAGCGGCCACGGCGTTCGGCTCGACGATGTGGGGGACCACGATCACCGAGAAGTTCGACGGCGCCGAGTGGGCGACCGGCGGGCAGGCCCTCGACTCCGTGACGATGGCGAGTTCGGGCGGGGTGCTCACCTTCGATGCGGCCAACGAAGTGAGCGCCGGGACGTCGGCTACGCTGTCAGCCGTCTTCGGATGCCTGATCTATGACACGACGGTCACGACACCGGTTGACAACCAAGGGACGTCGTTTCACTCGTTCGGCGGCACTCAATCGGTGACTGACGGGACTTTCACCGTGAACTTCCACAGCTCGGGAATCTGGACCATCACCGCCTGATCGCGATGGCACCCGAGGCCGTCACCTTCCCGCACCGCCGCTTCGTGCTCACGCAGACGGTGGGCGGTATCGAGACGAACGTCACCGTCTCGCCGCCGCTCCCCGCCAACTTCACGACGGATGCGACGGAG